AGCGGTGCCCGAGGCGTCGGCGCTCGAGTCGACCCATGAACCCGACAGCGCCTTCGAGCCGCCCGACGCGGCCGCCATCCAGTCGGACGGCAGGTTGATGGTCGCGAGCACCGAGCCGGCGTCGGCCGCGGCGCAGTTGGCCGGGACGGCACCCGACCGGATGCGGAGGATCGCGCTCGCGCCGATTGCGGTTTCGAGGGCATCGAGGCGCGCGTTGCGGACAGCGACGGAAAGTTGGACTGCCATGTCGGACTCCTGAAACGAAAAACCCGCCTGGCGGCGGGTCTGGATTGTGCGGGCGCAGCGCGCCAACGGTGCGGCATCGTGCCGTGTGAACATCCGCAAGATAAAGTGTTATTTTTTGTCGAAATTAGACTCGCAACCCGCGCGCGACCAACGCGCCGCGGATGAACCACAACGCGGCGCGCCAGTGATTGTATAGCGCCGTCCGGCTGATCCCGAGGCGGTGCGACTTGACCGTCGACGGTGCGTGAGCGTGCGACCGGTACCAAACGAGCAGCATCGCGCGCGTGCGGGCCGGGCACATCAGGAAAACGCGATCGACGGAGATCATGATTTCGTCGTTCGACATTTCACAACCGAACACGGCGCCGTCATGCAGCAACCGTAGCCGTTCGAGCGGGTGCATCCCGCCGCGCGATCCGGTGTCGCGCGCGTCTCGTCCCCATGCCTCCATGAGGCTATTGACGGCCACCAATTCCGGGTCGAGTTGTGCGGTCATGAGGTCCTCAGGCATCGGAGTGAAATTCGGGAAACGATCCAGTCGACTTCTTCGCCGGGCGGCGTATGCAATCGCAGCGCGTCGAGCGCCTCGGCGGCCGTCGCGTAGCGCGGCGAGCGGTGCCACCACGCCGACCACATCGGGACGCCGTCGCGCCGTGATCCGGTGAGGTACATCTGCCCGCCGTCGTCGGACCGGCGACAAACAACCCACAGGCGCGGCGGATCGACGATCACGGTTCCCCGATGCCGCCGAGTTCGCCGCGGATCATCGGCAACGCGTCGTCGAGGCGCATCACGACCAGCCATTCGCGGCCGTCGCCGCGGCAGACGACGATCGGGATGTCGCCGCTGCCCGATGCCGCGACCACCTGATCGACCCATTCCTGGACGCCGAGCCGCTTGCGCCGTTTCGTTTCGATGCGGAACTGCCCGACCTGGATGTCGTCGCCGGAATCCCGCGCCTGGCCGAGTTTTCGTTTGACCACCACGCCGAGCGCGTCCGATAGGATCGCGGCGAGTTCGTTCTCCCCTTTTTTTCCCTTCCGGAGTTGCAACGCTCCCATGCTCACCACCTCGCTGATTCGCGGCCGAGATCGACCGCGCGTTTGAGTTCTTCGATGATCGGCCGCATTCGCGCGCGCATTCGCGCGGCGGCTCGGCGTTGCCTGCTTTCTTCCGCCAATCGGGCGCGGTTCGCGCGGTAATACGCCGCGTGGTACTCGGTCCGCTTCTCGGTTCGCGCGTGGTACTGACACTTCCGCCCGGCGACCGATTCGTTCCCGCACACCGGGCAATTCCGCCGCGGTTTCGGCGCCATGCTGTGCGAGGCGCGCCAGTCGGTTTCGGGCGTCATTTCCGCGGGTCCACGCCGCACAACCAGGACGCGTACCAGCGCAATTTCCGCGCGTCCTGCTCAAGCGCTTCCTTGCGGCCCAGGCGCCATAGGTACTTCGCGACCGTCCCGCGTAGATACCCGCGCCATTCCTCCGGCGACAACTGCGCGCGAATCGCGTCGATCGCCTCGATGTCGCCCTGGTTGTAGTGCGCCGGCCGATCTACCGGGTCGTGGCCGTCAGAACGGGATGTCGTCATCGTGGAAGTCCGTGTTTCGTGGCGTGGGGCTGGCCGGTGTCGCGGGCGCCGACGGTGCCGATTCGCGCGACGATCCGCCGCCGGCGTCGCCGTTGCGGTCGCCTAGCATTTGGAGCTCGTTCGCGATGATTTCAGTCGAATAGCGATCCTGTCCTTGTTTGTCCTGCCATTTCCGCGTCCTGAGGCTGCCCTCGATGTACACCCGCGCCCCTTTCCGCAGGTACTCGGCCGCGATTTCGGCGAGGCGCCCGAACAGGCTGATCTGGTGCCATTCGGTCGATTCTTTGGCTTCCCCTGTCGCCTTGTCCTTCCACTTTTCCGTCGTCGCGATCGACATCGAGCACACCGTCCCGCCCGACGGCAGGTTCCGCAGTTCCGGGTCGCGCCCCAGGCGACCGATCACGATCGCCTTGTTTACTCCTCTCATTTTCGTCCTCCGTTCGATGGTGTAGTGATTCGCCGAACACCCGTGCGAACAGGTGCTCCCATGTTTCGACGGTCCCATCCGGCCGCCGTCCGGCCGGTTCGTTCGCCGCGCCGCGCGCGATGATCGCCGCGCGAATGCGGTTCATCCGTTCCTCGGCCGTCGTGACGCCACCGGCCCACGACAGACCCATCTCCAACCGATCGGCAATCCAAACCTCGAGATACAGCCGAATCACGCCGTCCGCTTCGGCGGACCGATCCGCCCGATGATTTCGCCGACGCGCGCGGGTCCGAGGGCGCGTGTGCGGAATGTCCCGGACTCGGCCGTTAGGGCCGGCAGCGCCTCGCGGACCGATTCGCGCGATTCGATTTCGTCGAAGTGGGACGCGAACCGGCGTTCGAGGAACGGCAACGAGTCCTCGGTCGCGCGCGCGATGGCCGGCCAACCGCCGAGGGCGGCGACGGCGCGTTCGACCGGTGGCACCGATGGTCCGGCGCGCCACGCGCCGCGCGCGTGGACGAGCGCCGCCTGCCACGCCTCGCCCGCGGTCATCGCGCCGGCCCGGCGCAGTTCGGTAAAATCGGCCGGCCGCGGCATGAACTTGCTTCTCCGCATCAGGTAGGCGGCGGCGTGTTCGAGGTCGTCGATCGACCAATCGCGGAGCGCGAGCCAATAGGCGTCGAGCAACGGTGCGTCGATCGGCCGGTCGTAGACGCGCGCCAGGGCGCCGAGGATGTTCCTGAACCGGTTGAAATCGTCAGCCCGCACGACGAGCCTCCGGTGGCATCCAGTCGGCCGTGGCGTCCGCATTGGCGCGCGTGATGGCGGACACGCCGGCGCGTGGCGGGTTGCGCGCGAACGCGATCCCGGCGTCGATGTGCTTCGCGTCGCGGAGGAACAGGTCGATCGCATCGTACCGGGTGCCGCGGTCGTTCTGCCCCATGTGGTGCGGGCTGGCGAGATAACCGGTGATCGACTCGCACAGGTCCGCCTCGGTGTAGGCGCGTAGCGCGGTGCGGATGAAGCGGCGTCGGCGGTCGTCGAGTCGCGCGTTCGCGTGGCCGTGCGTCGTGCGCCAATGATCGAACACGCGATCGACGGCGTCGCGGTCGGGCGTTTCGCCCGACAGGTCTGGGTTCTTCTCGGTCTTGGTCTTGGTCTTGGTCTGGTCTTGGTCTGGTAACGCTCGATCGTTACGCGGTGTAACGCTGCCGCGTTTCACATTGTCACGGTGCTGCGTTACTCGTTTTTGCGTCAACGCCCGACGCCGCGCTTCGACACCGTTATGCTGTTGAAATCGCGGCAGTTTCACGCGGTAGTCGTCGATGATTTCGAGCCAGTCGCCGGGCAACATGGCGCAAAATCCCGGCACCCCGAGCCATTCGTCGATCTCGGTCGGCCCGAGGTCGATGGTGTCGTCCTCGCGGATGTGCGAGTCGGCGTAAATCCACAACCGCGCGAGCGCGCCGACAATTAGCGTCACACCGTGTAACGCCGGAGCGTTACAGGAATTCAGGTGCCGCGCGATGCGAAGGACGCGCGGGTCGGATTCCAGCGCCTTTTCGATTTTGATCCAGGCGCTCACCCGTTCCCCTCGCCGCCCGCGTTGATCGCCGCCACCGCGGCCCGCCAGTCGCCTTTGCAGAAAACGAGAATGTTCTGGTGCGTCTTGCACAATTTTCGGCCGGCGTTGAACTGGTTCGTGACGCGCATAGCCGCGGACCCGACGCTGGTCGCAAGGATCGCCTCGTTATATAGCCGGGCGCCCGCCAACTCGAACGCCGCGATCGTTTCGCTGACGAAATTGCGATAGAAGCCGCGGTTGTCGCGGAAATCGCCGACGACGAAACACGCGAACCGGTTATCCCGAAGGCGCCCGACGGCGCGGAGGATGATCCGCCGATAGGCGGCCGTGAAGGTGTGCCATTCCATCGTAGACAGGTCGCGCGGATCGTCCGAGTAAACCTCGAGGTCGCCGTAGGGCGGGCACGAGAAAACGAAATCGGCCGGCGGCGCGTTGGCGAGGACATCCATCGCGTCGCCGCACACCCAGGACGGCACGATCGGCGCGACCGTCCCGGCCGGCCCGAGAATGTCGGCCGCCTGCGCGATGTTCGCGTCGATCTGTTCGGCGCGCAGGTCGCAGCCCCAGTAATGCCGGCCGACGGCCGCGGCAACGATCCCGCGCACGCTGCCACCCGCGAACGGGTCGACGATCGTTCCGCCGGCCGGCGACCACCAGCGATAAGCCATCTCGCAGACGACCGGGTCGAACACGCTGGTTCCGTTCCCCTTGTCGTCCTCGATCGACCACCCGTTCTCGGCGGACGCCTTGAGGCCCATGTTGTACGCCTTCGCGTCGCGGCCGACCTCGGACCGGATGCCCATCGCGAGCCATGCGCGCTTGCGTTCCTGCCAGTCGCCGTTCTTGGCATCGAGGACGGTGAAGGGCGGGAAGATGAACCGTTCCGCCACCGGGCCGGATGCCCGCGGGCGGATCGGTTCGCCGAACAGGTCGGTTCCAAACAACGCGGCCTCGGCGCTCATGCGGCCACCGTGCGCCGCGCGGGCGCGTGGATGTGATAGATCATCGGATGTCTCCTTCGTTCGGTTGTATGACGCGCTCCCGATAGAGCGCGTCGATTGCTAGGGCGGCGTCGCCGCGCGGGCTGCGCGTGCGCTTTTTTTCGATGTCGCACACCGCGGCCGGCGACAGGCCGACGCGGTCGCCGATGGCGGCGAGCGTCAGCCCGGTGCGGCGCAGGGTGCGGATGCGTTGGCTCCAATTCGTCATGGCCGGGAACCTTACGGTAAGCCCGTAGTCCAAACTACGGTTAACCGACTACTATTTCCGGGTAGAATGCAGCGGCGGGATTTCCGCAATGGAGGATCGAAACATGAGCCCAGGACACCGACTAAAGGAGCGCCGCGTCGAACTCGGGATGTCGGTCGCGCAGTTGGCGCGGTCCGCCGGGATCGCGGCGTCGACGCTGTACGATCTGGAGCGCGGCAATAGCCAATCGTCTCGTCAAATGCACCGATTATGCTCATCGCTTGGCCTCAACCCGAACTGGGTCGAAGCCGGCGCCGGGCCGCGGTTGGTGAGCGAAGAACCCGCGGAAAATACGCTCGAAATCACCTATCGCGGCGCGCGCATCACACCCGAGGCTGCGCGGTTGGCCGCGCAGATCGAACGCCTCGACGATGTCGTCCGCGCGCACATCGAAGGGATGATCAGTTCATTGGTCGACGCGGCCGACGACAAGAAGAAGCCGTGATCGGCGCCGGCGCGCGGCCCGGTCCGGCGCCTATGTAACGCCCCTACTCCGCGCCTGGTCCGGGCGGAGATAAATATTTCCGTTTTGGTACGGTTTCCTGGATTCCGGGCCTGAACCCTGTTGCATTGATTACGGCGCGTCGTAATATAGCGCCGTGGCTTGCCGTAGCCGCCGACCAGGAAACCGTAATCCGGTCGCCAGCGAA